TCCAAATCAACAAATATGTTATCTCCTGTTTCGTGATGTGCTACAATCCATACCTTATACCACCATCCCCATAGTGGTTCTTTCAATGGTGGTAGTATTCTAACATCTATACCTAAATGATCCTCAATGCCATCAGCATTATCTGTATAACAAACAATGGAATCAATATCCGGTGTTGTCAATCTTAATCTATAGGCCAGTATGTTTACATATTCTGCTGAATATTTGTTGCCATGTTTTAGCATAATAAAATTCATCGCCATTTTCCTTGAAATAATTCGCTTTTATGATAGGTGTTGCTGGCAATTCTCAATATCCAATTCCAAACTTGGTTCACATCAGGTATTCTAAGTTGTCCTAATACAAATTCTTTTTGGTCGGTTGCTAAATCACCTGCAGGATGTGGACCTGTAACCACAGCAGGAACACCTGCCATTATGCTTTCAATTGCAGCAACACTATGCTGTGAAATTGTGCAAAAATAATCTTCAATAACTAGATGTTCATATAATCTACTCATTGGATCTCTAACACGCTGTGGTCTTTCTGGTTTTTTTCGTACAACAGCCGTATATCCATTGTGTTCACACCAACCTTGCCAACGATTGATCCATTCTCGTTGTGAGATGCCATAATAGTATTGGTGACAATTTGGGGTGCTAGGACATAATAAAACACGTTTGGTGTTTCGTGTTCTAACAGGTATAGGTCTAATGATATTTTCCAATGTAGTACCAGGTGCAACTGATTCAATGTATTCGCTCAAACGTCTTGCATCTGGCCGGCTATTTTGTTGTACGGTAAACAAACCTCGTGGAAATCTTACAAATGTTTTCAATCCTGCTGGGTTTGCAGGATTGGGATTTAACAATTGAGGTATTTCAGAATTGTCCAAAAAATGCCAGTTAGGGTGTGGCAGTTTATGTGGATGGATAAATTCTGGACCAAAATCATTTCCAAACTTTACTAAGAAGTCACTGGTAATATCATCTATGTTGGTTATTCTTTCTAAACAACCGCCTACCTTGGTTGTACCTATACGCCAATTATCACCTACACGTTGGTAAATGCCCCAGTCCATACCATGGGCACTTTTGTTTGTGACCATTAGAACCAAGTCCAAAGCCAAGAGCTTAATGTGTATAGGCCCCATATCACTAGGTATATTGCAAGTATTTCTAATATCAAAGCAATGCTTCTATAAATCCTTGCAAGTTGTATATCTTTAACTAAATCTCCTGATAATTTCATGTTCGCTCCATTTCTGTTTATAATATTATTTATGCGCATAAATAAAATATGCGTTATTTTAGAATAGAAGATCCAAAATTACATAATCTCAGACGCAGTTATATTCGGTCACGTAATCAAGCCAAATATAGAGGACAATGTTGGGATATTGATTTTGATGATTATGTAGAATTATGGAGCAAACATGATAATCATGAACGCAAAGGTAGAGGTAAGGATAGTTTGCACCTTTGTAGGATTGATACAGATAAAGGCTGGCATTTATACAATGTACAAATTACTCGTAGAGGTGAGCATTTAAGCAAAAGGATGTTGGAGCATTATGGAAAACGAAAATGAAATGTCAGATTTTGATCCTTATGCATTTTTAGTAGAAACCAGTCAAATTGTAACAGATTTAACTTTTCAGCACAATGCATTGGTAAATGATTATCAAAAAGTCAAGACCAGAATAGCAATGCTTGAAAAGCAATTGATAGATATTCAAATGCAATTGATAAAAAGAGATTTCGAATGATTACTTGGGTAATAGGAAATGGTATTAGTCATAGAAGATGGTATGATATACCACTGCATCCCAGTATAGGATGCAATATGGGCATAAGACATTTTGATTTAGATCATGTGGTTTGCGTAGATAGATTAGCTGTACATGAAATCAGCAAATTAAAAGCAAAACCAAATACAACATATTGGTGCAAAGAATCTCCTTTGGAAACACCAGAAGGTTGGAAAAAATGCGAAGCTGCTGGAATTGACAGCGGTAGCACAGCATTAAAATTAGCAGCAAAATTGTATCCTAACAATGAAATTATTGTTATAGGGTTTGATGGTGTATTAGGACAAAGCAATGAAAACGCATACAATTATCATTTTCGACCAAGCAATATTACACCTGAAAGAATTAGAAAAAAACACAGAAAGGCAGTGATTGATCTTTTGCCTGATTTGCCACCAACACGTTTTGTTGGTATCCAAGATGACCCAGAGTTGGAGATAATACGCTATGATAAAGCATTCGAAATCGCTATCAAGACAAGTAGAGAAATATCTAAAATATATAACTAAACCTCAGAAGCGATATGGTGGACAACCAATCTGTCCTGGACTTGCGCCTTATAGACATGAAATACCTGTATTGATGGCACAAGGCGATTTGGAATATCAATTGTATCATGTGAGTGATATGTTATATCCATTAAATATACCAGCGGCAGTAATTTATACAGCACATCCGCCTACGGATCTTTGGGCAATTTCAGATAGATGTTTGAATGATCATCAAGGTATAGAAATTTTTATAAGCGAACCACATCTCAAAGGCAAAACCAGAGGTATTTTTACAGGCTTTGATGCAGGCACATTGATAATCATACAAAGAAGTGATTTATTAGAAATTGAAAGAGAAAAGGCTAAAAAAACGGGATATTATAACCAAAAAATCTCAGACGAATAAATAACATTGAATTGGGGACGCCCAATAGGAGGAAATTATGTCAACTATAGTTACAAGATCGGGTAAAGGTTCAGCACTGACCTTTACAGAAATGGATAGCAATTTTACCAATATAAACACTGACAAATTAGAAAATGTATCAGAAGATACAACACCACAACTTGGTGGTAATTTAGATGTGAATGGTAATAGTATTGTCAGTGCATCAGCTGGAAACATCACAATCACACCAGATACAACTGGTAGTATTGTTTTAGATGGACTCAGCTGGCCACAAGCAGATGGTACTGCAAATTATTATTTACAAACCAATGGTTCAGGACAATTACAATGGGGCGCAGGCGGATCAGGTCTTGCAGACATTGTAGATGATACAACACCACAATTAGGTGGCAATCTTGATGTTAATGGTAATTCAATTGTGAGTGTGAGTGCAGGTAATATTGCCATTACACCTGACACAACTGGTAGCATTGTATTAGATGGATTGAATTGGCCACAGGCTGATGGAACAACAGGTCAAGTTTTATATACAAATGGTTCTGCACAATTGGCATTTAAAACCATTACAGAAGCCACAGGTAGTGAATTAGAAAACGTAGTTGAAGACATAACACCTCAATTAGGCGGTAACTTGGATGTTCAAACCAACAGCATTACAACCAGCACTGCAAATGGTGATATCACATTAACAGCAAATGGCACAGGTGCGGTAACGGTAAGCAGTGCAGGCGGTTTTGTTGTAGCAGATACAGCCGCAAGTGGGTTTGGTGTTATTTCAGGTGATGCATCAAAAGGTCTTGCATTGGCAACAAATGATTTTGCACAAGCAGCCACAGATCCACAATTGAGTTTAACCAATGGTGGTGGTGCAACATTAACAGCAGGCACTGGCAGTGCATTAGGTTTAACAGGTGCTAGTGTTACCCTAACAGGTACCACAAGTATTTCTAATCTAAATGATTTTGTTGAAACCGTTTATGCAAGTACCACAACCACAGGTACATATGCCCCAAGCATTGCAAATGGTACTATCCATTATGTTGCAATGACAGGATCAATGACAATCAATGCATTTACATCACCTGCTGAAGGTCAAACAATCACATTGTTCTTTGATGGCACAGGTGGCACATATACATTGACATTGGGTGCAAGCATACTAACACCAGGCGGTAGTTTAGCATTGACATCAGGTGGTTATGATATTGTCACAATCACTTGTATTGATGATGTTACACCTGTATATGTTGCAACAGCAGTTAATAATTTCCAATAAGGAGAATCGAATATGCCTTTTGGAGCAATGAGACACGGATTTACATATCAACCGCCAGCAGCAGGCGGCACAACATATGATGCAAAAAATAGTTTAACTGGTATTGTGGCCGATGCCGACAATGCATTTAGACATTATGCAGCACATTATCTTGGAGACAATGCCAGTGGTGATCCTTGTTTTGCTTGGGTTTATGAAGATACCGGTGATAGTAACAAAGCAAAAGTTGTTGCATTTAGTGTAGATCAAACCGATGGTAGTTTAACTATTGGTACACCAAGTGCCACTCCAACCAGTGATAATAGCAATTTCAGTTTGGCAATTACCACTAGAAATACTGGTCCTAACATAAGAAGTACTAGTAGTTGGGTTGCCGAAGGTATTATGGGTTTTTATAGTCCAGCAGCAGGCAATTTAAAGATTGCAGGTTTTAGTGTAAACCTTTCAACTCTAGCAGTTACAATCAGCAGTGTTGCTGCACCTTTGAATGCAACAGGCGCAGGTGTTGTTGCTGTTTCTTATGTAGATAATGATAGATATTTTGTTGGTCATAGAAGTACAAGTAGTCAACAACGATCACATGAATTGTGGACTTGGGATGGTGCAACATTAAGTAGTGTTGCAAGTGTTCTTAATAGTGATGTAAATGATGGCGGCGCAGATTATGATGCTATAGGTTTTGCCAACAACGGCAATCAGTATAGAGGCATGATTGTAGGTTATGCTAATAATAGAGCGGGTAGCAATCATAGTACCGTAAAATTTGATAGTACAACAGGTCGCTATGATAGTGAAACTGCGTCAGGTACTAGTTTTATTGATGGTACAACCTATACGGGATGTGATGCATGGATTATTAACCTTGATAATAGTAGTAAAGCAGTACATTTTCAACCTAGTACTGGTAGAGGTAGTGCAAAAGCAGTTGCATTTGATGTAACTTGGGGAAATAGCACTACAGCACCAAGTCATAGTTTTGGATCAACCTTAACTTTAACTGGCAGCGATATGAGTCCTATTGGTTTTGGTCCAGGATTAAGTGATAACGAAACATTTTACTTTTATGATGACAGCGGTACATTAAGTTATAGACCAGTAACTGCAAGTGGTACAACATTATCAGAAGGTAGTGCAACAACTACAAGTTTAAGTGTATCAAGCAACATTGGTACAACTAAATGGGAAGTTGCCAAAAGCGGTAGTGGAGATTATCTAGTTGGTGTAATAGATAATACAGGTTCAACAGCACCAGATGTGTTTGTGTTGAAGGTAGCATAAGGAATTTAATATGGCGTGGCCAAGTGGATCAAAAGCAGTAACAACCAACGTAGATGCAGGCAGTGATAGCCCAAGCAGTGCTCGTGCAGATATCAAACAAAACATTGACAATGTAAACAGCATTATTGACACATTTGATATTGCATCACCTAATGATGGTGATATACTACAATATTCTAGTTCTAACAATAGATGGGAACCTATTGCACAAGTAGGAGCAGGAGCAGGTAGTTTATTCTATATTGATGTGGATCAGAGTTCAATATATCCGAGTGGTAGAACTACTATTAATTGTAGTGAATTATTTGATCCAAATAATTTAATCACAATTACCAGCAATCAATTTACATTAGATGCAGGCACATACATTGTATTTGGAACTGGTATTCAACCATATTATAGTGTAGCCGGAACTATAAATTATACACCTTTAATATTACGAAATGTCACTGATTCTACGGATGATTTAAGCATAGCAACCCTTGACGATAATAATAGTGGTTTACAAAAATTAATAGTAGCATCAACAAAAACATATGAATTTCAAATTAATCTAACAGCATCTAATGTAAGTGTTAATATGGCATTGCAGTTTAGTAAGTTCTAAGAAGGAAAAAATAGAAATAGTCAACCACTATTTCGAATCACAAAATAAGGAGAAGACACGTGAGTGCAGCAACAAACTATTTAGAAAATGAAGTCCTAGACCATGTACTAGGCAAAGGAACAAGAGATTTTACAAGCCCAACAAGTTTATATGTTGGATTGCTAACAGCAGTTTCAGATGGTGAAGCAGCTAGTTGGACAGAAGTATCAGGCACCAATTATGCAAGAACCTCAGTAGCATTTGGCGCAGCCAGTTCAGGTTCTGCAACCAATAGTGCAGATGTAGAATTTCCAGCAGCAGGTGCAGGTGGATGGGGTACCGTTACACATATTGCAATTTTTGATGCATCAAGTGCAGGTAATGCTCTATTCTATGGTGCCCTAAGTGCAAGCCGTGCTGTTGACGAAGCAGATATTTTTACAATCGTTGCAGGAAACCTAAGCATCAGCTTAGCCTAATTGAGGGCTAGGCAATGGCTGATAGTTTATACTATGATGAAGGCTATGCCGACCAGGGTTATGTACAAAGGTATATTGACTCTGGCGTTATAGGTGGTTCCTATGTCGAAGATGATTATGTAGTCGTAGATTACATAGAACCTCTTGGCGAAATCACATTCTCATTATCAGCCACTGCAAATTACAAAGTTACCGTCGGCGGCACAAGCTATACATGGACTGATTTACAAGGATTGGTTTGGGATGATTGGCCTTTAGATACATGGGACCCAGATGAACTCAATCTAATCAATAAATTTGCAGTCAGCGCCATAGCTAGTTTACAAAGAAGTGGAGTTGCAAATCTTTCAAGTGCATTCTCCTTAACTGCAACTGCTAGAATTAGTGAATTAGAATCAGCAAGTGCCGCCCTTTCAAGTGCATTTACGGTAGATGCAAGTGGCAGAAGAACACGTTTTGGAAGCAGTTCAATTGCAAGTGCATTTACACAAACTGCCACAGCAAATACAAAAGTCACTGGTTCTGCTTCATTGTCCAGCGCATTTTCAACCAGTGCAAGTGGTAGAAGAACACGTTCTGGCACCAGTTCAATTGCAAGTGCATTCACGGTTACATCAACAGGTACAAGAACTAGAACTGCCAGTGCATCAGCAAGCAGTGCATTCACGGTTGCTGCCAGTGGTAGAAGAACTAGATCGGGTATTGCAACCTTACCTAGCCAATTCACTTTAACTGCACAAGGACATCCATATGATAAAGCAGATGCTCATCTTGATGTTGCATTTTCTGTTAGTGCAAGTGGTAGAAGAACTAGAACAGGTGTTGCCGTTATCAATAGTGCATTTGGTATTACTGCATCAGGCACAAGAAAACGCACAGCCACAGCAAGTATAGGCAGTGAATTTACATTAAGTGCAGATGCAAATAGAATACTATCATTAAGCAGTTCATTGACCAGTGCCTTTACTACCACATCAATTGGCACAAGAAAACGCACAGCCTCAAGCACATTAACCAGTGCATTTGCTCTTACCAGTACCGGATCATTTAAATTCACGGTACCTGCAAATAGACGATTTACCATTGAAAAAGAAACAAGGTCAGGCATAATCTTGCCAGAATCGCGTATATTTGCCCTAGATTCTGAATCACGAATAAATACCGTAGTACCAGAATCTCGTGAAGAAGAAATAGATCAAGAAACAAGAGTATTGGATAATAATTTTTAAGGAAAACCATTATGGCAACTACAACAGGATTTTACAAAGACAATGAAGGTACATTGATAGACAAAGATACAGAAGCAACACTGGATTATTTGATTTCTTGGAGCCAATGGTTACCTTCAGGAGATACAATCTCAACAAGTTCGTGGTCAATTGAAAGCATTTCAGGTGACAGCGATCCACTAGCATCAACAGATACAGGCTCAACTGATACCACAACATCAGTCACTCTTTCAGGCGGCACTTCAGGCAATTTATACAAAGTTTACAATACTATCACAACCTTAGGTGGGTTGACAGATAGAAGATATTTTCGTGTTAAAATATTAGCACGTTCAATGTAAGGAAAATATTATGGACGAAGCACCCAAGAAAAAGAAGGGGAGAGTCAGAGTTGCTGATATCGATCGTGAAACGATTTGGAAATTAGCAAGGATTGGCTGTACACTGCGAGAAATGTCATTTATGACTGGACTTGCAGAGGATACCATTAAGAAAAATTTTGCTCTTGAATTAGAGCATGGTCAAGGAGCTGGTAAAAGAGCCTTGAGAAAGAAACAATTTGAAAAAGCAATGGAAGGCTCAGACCGCATGTTGGTTTGGTTAGGCAAACAATATCTAGGGCAAAAAGATGTTGTTGCAGATACTGATGATGATATGCCATTGAAATGGAGTGATGACTAATGGCAAGTTGGAACTTTGAAATATTGTTGGAAAACAAATGATTTATAAAGGAGATGCCAGTGCCGTTGACTGGACCACAACAAGAAGTTGCAGATGACAAAAGTCGTTTCAAGGTCCTGATCACAGGCCGCCGACGATTTGGCAAGACTCACCTGTGCATGAGAGAGCTGTGCAAACATGCAGCAAAACATCCTGGCAGTATAAACTGGTTGGTTGCTCCAAGTTATAGAATGGCGAAACAATTGACATGGTTGCCATTGCTAGACAAATTGAGTAAATTACGTTGGATCAAAAAGAAAAATGAAGCTGAATTAACAATCTATTTGAAGAATGGATCTGTGATTGGTTTGCGTGGAGCAGATAATTTTGATAGTTTACGTGGTGTTGGTTTAGATTTTTTAATCATGGATGAGTTTCAAGATATTCCAAAAGAAGCATTCACTGAAGTGTTGAGACCTACATTATCAGACAAAAAAGGCAGAGCTTTGTTTACAGGTACTCCAAAAGGTTATGGATCATGGAGTCACCAATTGTTTACAACAGCACTTCAACAAGATGATTGGAATGCATGGCAGTTCACCACAATTGAGGGCGGCAATGTTGATCCTGAAGAAATTGAAGCAGCACGCCGTGATTTAGATGAACGCACATTCCAAGCTGAATATGAAGCAAGTTTCCATCAGTATGGTGGCGTGGTAGCTTATAATTTTGATTACAAAGAAACAATCAAACCACTGAACAATCCAAACACAGATATTATACATGTAGGAATGGACTTTAACCTTTCTCCTGGTACCGCAGCTATATTTGATATCAGAGGTGACATCATGCATTTCCATGATGAAATATATATGTTGAACTCTAACACAGATATGATGGCAGCAGAATTGAAAGAAAGATATCCAAATAGTCAAATTATAATCTATCCTGATCCTGCGGGCCGTTCAAGAAAATCGGCATCTGCTGGTCGAAGCGACATTAGTATCCTGCAAAATGCAGGTTTTCAAGTAAAAGCGAGACCACGCCATACGCCAGTAAAAGATAGAGTGAATAGTCTAAATGCAAGACTAAAAAATGCAAAAGGTGAAAGAAAATTATTCATCTCTCCACGTTGTAAAAAAATTATTGATAGTATAGGAAGATTGAGCTACATTGAAGGCACAAATCAAATAGACAAAGTTTCAGGCTTGGATCATATGTTTGATGCTGCCTCTTATGGATGCGATTTCTTATTCCCAATTAGAACAGCACATGATACCATGGATGAGCCACAGCGTTGGACATTCGGAACAAGGACCAAAGGGTGGTAAAAAATGAAGAAATCAGAATTAATTGAAGCACATCCAGAATGGAAAGAACGCATCAAGGATTGGCAATTCCTTATGGATAGCTTTGAAGGCGGACATGCTTATTTTGAAGGTGAATACCTCACAAGTTATATCTACGAAAGTAGAGAAGAATATGAAGAAAGATTAAACAATACTGCATTAGACAATCATGTTCGTGCAGTGGTTAGTATCTACAACAGCTTTTTGTTTAGACAAGAACCAAAAAGAGATTTTGGTAGTATAGCAAATGACCCTGGATTAGTGCCTTTCTTAGAAGATGCTGACATGGATGGTAGAAGTTTTGATGTGGTAATGAGAGATGTTTCAACTTATGCAACCATCTATGGTATGTGCTGGGTTGTATTAGATAAACCTGCAACGGTTGTGCAAACAAGAGCAGAAGAATTGCAACAAGGTATTAGACCTTATGTGAGTATTTTTACACCTGAAAATGTATTAGATTGGCAATATCGCAGAGCAAGCAATGGTGCATATTATCTTACATATCTTAAAATATTTGAAGGCAATGATGCTGGTAGAGATGTGTTTAGAATTTACACACCTGAAACAATCACCGTTATGAGCATTGGCAATGGTGATGAAGATGCAATGATTGATACTATTGTACCTAATGAATTAGGCATGGTACCAGCAGTATGTGTTTATAGTCAACGTAGCCAACAAAGAGGTGTAGGTATCAGTGATGTTACTGATGTTGCTCGTATGCAAAAATCAATTTACAATGAATTATCAGAACTTGAACAGCTAGAAAGAATTAGCAATCATCCAAGTCTTGTAAAAACACCAGGCGTGAGGGCTCATGCCGGTGCTGGTGCTTTGATTGATATACCAGAGGATACTCCAGAAGGATTGCGTCCTTATCTGTTACAACCATCAGGTGCCAGCATTGATAGTCTTCTAAATTCAATCAATCAAAAAATTGAATCAATTGACCGTATGAGTCACATGGGTGGAATTAGAAGTATTGAATCACGTAGATTGTCAGGAGTAGCATTGGCAACAGAATTCCAATTGTTGAATGCACGTCTTGCTGAAAAAGCAGACAATTTAGAACATGCTGAAGAACAGATTTGGCGTATCTATAGCATGTGGCAAGGTGCAGTTTGGAATGGCAAAATTGATTATCCTGATAGCTTCAATATACAAGACAAATACAATGATATGAACATGTTGAAACTTGCAAAAGATGCAGGCGTAAAAGATCCTATATTGAATAGAGAAATTGAAGATAAGATGTTGCGTATTATTGTTGATGAAGATAGATATCTAGAATTACAATCTGTTCCACAAAAAGATGCTGTTATTCATACGCCTGTAACCAATGCACCTGATCTAGTTACACATATCAGAGAAATGGTACAGGTAGGTTATACAGATGATGAAATTCTAGCATTGCATCCAGAGTTATCAGAGGTGTTTGTTACAACAGGTGAGTTTCAACCAATTACAGGCGCAATAGAATGATCATAGAAATTCCAGAATATGATGAAATGGAACGTGAATTCTTATTCGTTATGGAAGACTCGGAAATCCATCAAAAGATTATAGATCAATTTAAAATTTATATTGTTGAAAATGAGAAATGGATGAAAAAGGCAAACTTTGAGGCAAGTATAAGGGCAAGAAATGCATTATTAGAATTGCATAAACTCAGTAGAAAACGCAGGGCTGAGATCACCGAAGAAAGACAGGATTTGGGTTTGATATGAAACAATTTGAAGATTTAGATAAACGTCTTGCATTGCTAGAACAAAAATTAGATTTGGTTTTAGATAATCATCTATCGCATATGGAAAAAGATATGCGTATGATCAAAAGCATATTGGGTGCTACAGCATTGGCAGTATTTGTTCAATTTTTAGCCTTGTTATCAGGAATGTTGTAATGCCAGTAATAAAAAGACGTGGAGGCTATAGTTGGGGGCAAAAAGGCACTATAGTTAGAACAAGAAAAAAAGCAGAATCAATAGGAAGGGCAATCGAAATGGCCAAAATGAAAAAGAAGAAAACCAAACGTAGAGGCGGAAAATAAACACAATTTTTATTATCTGCATAAATACTTTTGCGAATAACTCGTAAGAGGATTTCGGTGACTTCGACCATTAACAGGAGGTATAAATGAGCGAACATGAAACAGATATTGGGGCCACTGGTGAGCCCAATGAAGAATTCACTTCAGAAACAACCCAGGCCGAGACGACGGATAAGACGTTTACCCAAGATGACGTCGACAAGATTGTACGTGATAGATTAGATCGTGAACGCAAGCGATTTGAGAAAAAATACGGTGATGTAGATATTGATCGTTATCGACAATTGACACAACGAGAAGAAGATGAACGCATTGAGCAGCAAAAGCAGCGAGGTGAGTTTGAAAAAATTCTTCAAGAAACGGTGGCAAAGAAAGATCAACAATATCAAGAATTACAGCGCCAACTCACAGAGATCAAAGTTGACGGTAGCCTACTGAATGCAGCAAGTAGCAATAGAGCTATCAATGCACAACAGGTTTCAGCATTGTTGCGTAATCAAGTGAGACTAGGTGAAACTGGTGAAGCTGAAGTTACAGATAGCAATGGAAATGTCAGATACACTGATGATGGCATGCCAATGACGGTGAATCAACTTGTGGATAGTTTTCTAAAAGAAAATCCACATTTTGTAGCAGCTGGTCCAAGCGGATCAGGAACGTCAAGTGCCACTGAAAGTGCTAGTCGAAAAGGTATGGGTAACATCGATCCGAGTCAATTGAACATGAATAATCCTGAGGATCGCAAGATCTATAAGGATTATATGAAAACAAGAGGCATAAGGATTTAAAGGAGATTAACCAATGGCCAATACAACTTCAACAACACTAGCAGCTCTGTTTAGTGATATTCAACAAACAGCATTGTTCACAATGCAAGAAGCGGCGTTTATGCGCCCATTGATCCGTAACTTTAACCTTGTAGGTCAACCAGGCAAGCAAGCAAAAGTCGGTATCTACCCAGCAGTATCAAGCGGCTGGACAACTGGTGAGAACACAGACATCTCAACAGCAACAACTATCACAGCGGTAGAAAAAACATTTGCAGCAGACGAAGTAGCAATCATGGCAACTTTGACTGATACTGCACGTGATTCAGCAGATGATGATGTAGCAGCAAGCATCGGTCGTGTACTAGGTGAGTCATTAGCTCGCAAAGTTGACACAGATATCGCAGCTCTATTCTCAGGCTTCAGCACAACTATTGGTGCAGCAACTCAGCCAGAATTAACAGCTGACCTAATCTTCCAAGCGGTTGCAAATCTACGTACAAACTCAGTAATGGGTCCATATGTAGGTGTATTCCACCCAAATCAAACATACAACCTGAAGAAGCAATTAACTAACGCAGGTTCAACATTGAGCCACAACCTATCAGATCTAGGTAATGCAGTATTAGATGCAGGTTATATTGGTCGCATCGCAGGTGTTGATATCTTTGAATCAGCAGTTGTAACTGGTGACTCAACAGGTGCTTACGTTGGTGCAGTTATGCATTCAGACGCTCTAGCATTTGCAATGAAGAAAGACCTAACAATTGAAACACAGCGTGACGCAAGTCTACGTGCAACAGAAATCGTCGCGAGCATGACTTATGCCGTAGGTGAACTACAAGACCTACACGGTGTTCAAATCATCGCAAACGCAGTAATTGACTGATAACAACTTTTATAAGTTAATGGATAGGGCCTACGGGCCCTATTCTTTTGACCATATCCTGTAAACATGAGTTCTGTCGATATCATATTTTTTTGCAATATCTCTGATATAACCGTAAGGTGGTTTTCCAACAGGCTTTGCATCAATAATCTCTTGTCTTTGAATGTTTGATAATTTTGCATTTGGATTTAGTTCTCCATTAAACCAATCCTTGCCAGCAGCAATATCATCTGCTCTATTTTCCTTCATTGTACCAGGTTCAAGGTGTGCTGGATTTACACACCGTTTATTGTGACACAAATGGCGTATCATCAAGCCATCTGGTATAGCACCAACTTCCTGCTCATAAACCCAGCGATGTGCCTGGACCCAATTTCTTTTTTTGTTGTTCCATTTTTTACCATAACCATCAGCACCTATTGTGCCAGTCCATTCTATACAATCTATCATTTTAACCTCATATATGTACCATATAAAGTATATTGTATAAATATACACATGTCAAGAAGGACTTGACTTGATACCCTATAGTAGGACTAGAGGAGGCCCAAATGGCTTTAACAATCGCAACAATAGCGGATGTCTTAGAATATGAACCTGACATCCAAGAATACGGCATTTTCGACTGGGATGATGCACTAGCAAAAGGCAAAGAAGACGTGTTACGTCATTTGCGTATTGAATGGTTTCCAACCCAGCAAATTGGTAAATTTGATATCACCGTAATCGGTCTAAATGTAGAAATGGAAGAAGACAAACTGGATCCTGCGCAATTAAAACGAGCGCATGTTTACAGAACTCTAGCCTATTATATCTTTCCTAGATTAAGCAAATTTGAACCTGAATTAGATGTGTTCCAAATGAGAATGGAACACTACAGAAATCTGTGGAGAGAAGAAATAGATGATGTAATCAAGGATGGTGTACACTATGATATTGATAGTGATGGCACATTCAGTGATTTAGAAAAAGAGTCCACCTACTTTGGCCGATTGAGAAGATGATATGAGTTTTAGAAATGATATTGCAGACGATATAGTCAAAACCCTAAAAGAAATAACAGATCCTCGTCCTATTTTAGTTACACGTGAGCCATTTGATGTTGAAAAATTGGCTATCACGCAATTTCCAGCGATCATGTGCAATTCAGGTAATGAAGCACGTGATGATTATGACATGGCATTTCGTTCCGGTACAATCACATATACCGTTAGAGCATTTGTACGTGGAGCAACAGAATTAGATCGTCAAAAAAACGATTTGATAGAAGCAATTTCAGAAGCATTAGAAACAGATAGACGTAGAGGTACCAGTAATCCTGGTGTTAATACTTTGGTTGCTAATGTTGAAGTTGTTGATAGACTTCCTCCTTTAGCAGAGGTGGTCATCACTATCTTGGTGAGATATAGATACCGCAAAGGAGTAGAATAATGTATGTAGAAATTACAAAAGATGGTGTTTCTCAAAAAGTAAAAGAGAGATATTTACAGAACTTTCTTGATCGTGGTTGGAAAGTCACAGGATCAAAAAAGAACAAACCAGCAGTTAAGGTTGAGGCCACTGCTGAAGTCAAGCCTGTAGAAGATGAACCAAAATGGGACATCAACGAAGAGGAATGGGCTGAATCAGAAGAAGCTATGATAACAAATAAAGGAGATTAATTATGGCGAGTTATGAAGGTAGTGCAGGTACCGTTAAAATCCAAAGCGGTTCGGATGCATTAACAGCAATCGCTTCAGTGCGCAGCTGGAACATGGAAATCACACGTGAAGTTGTAGAAGACACTTCTATGGCATCAGGTGGTAACAGATCTTACAAAAAAGGTCTACAAACATTTGCAGGATCAATGGATATCGTTTATGACGATTCAGAAAACACAATCGTGTCTACTGCATTGAACCCAGATACAGATGACACCGTATCAGTTGAATTGTACAGCGAATCAGCTACAGATACAACTAAATTTGCAGGCAATATCATCATCACTAGTTACAGCGTAACAGCAAACTATGATGGTATCACAGAAGCCAGCATTTCATACCAAGGTACTGGTGCTATTACAACAGCAAGCATCTAAGGTATAATATGTCAGTAGGTATTAAAATAGAAGGCACAGATATCAGTAGATGGTTAGCTGATGTGGTCGAAAAAGAAAAGACTGCATTAAAAGCTGATTATAAAAGTTCTGTGGTTCCTAGAACACCTATTGACACAGGCCGTGCAAGACGTGGATGGCAAACTAGACGATCAGATATTAGGAACGATGTACCCTATATCAAACGATTAGAAGGTGGTTATTCACGTCAAGCACCTAAAGGTTTTGTCAAACAGGCAGTAACCTCAACTATTGATAAGAGCAAACAAAGGAAATATTGATGAGCAACCCTAACGTGCTACAAAAAGCAACTCAACACTATCAAAACCAAATCAAGAACATGAGCAACATTGATGTTCCTGAATGGGATACAAAAATATGGTTTAGACCAGTAACCACTTTGGCACTTGAAGCCCAGGTTATTGATCTAGCTAAAAAAGACAAAACCGTTGAAGCAATGGTGGTCACAATTATCAACAAGGCACGTCATGAAGACGGAACATTAATGTTCAATAAACATGATAAAACTGCATTGATGAACGAAGTAGATCCAAAGGTTATATTGCGTATTGCAGAAAAAATAAATGGCGGCGCATTACCAAAGCCTGAGGAGCTGGAAAAAAACTAAAGGAAGATCCTGGTCTTTTATTTGCTATGCGGCTTGCAAAAGATTTGGGTCGAACTTTAGAAGAAATATTAGAGATAAGTTCTCTGGAATTGGCAATGTGGGTAGCATTCTACAACATTGAAAATAAAAAAGCCAGAGACAAAATGAGGAAACAGAAGCATGGCAGACGCTGAAATTATTGTCAAGATAGTAGACCAGACTAGAGGTGGTATTTCATCTGTTGTTAGTTCTGTTAATAAACTGGATAGTAGTGCCAAAGGTGCTACTACCAGTTTTGGTGGTTTAGGCACAGCAATTGGTGCTGTCGCTGCCGCAGTAAGTGTTAGAGCATTTTTAGATTTTGGTGATCAAGTTCAAAACATCCAAAACAGAATTGCCCTTATAAATCCCGAACTTGGCAGTGCAGCAGAAAATTTCAATCGCATTGCTGAAATTGCACAAAGAACATATCAACCGTTAGGAGAAGTTGCAGGACTTTACCAAAAAGTTGCTCAAAGTGCAAGCGATTATGGATTAAGTGTTAATGAAGTAGGAACGGTTACTGAAACATTTACAAACCTATTGAGACTTGCTGGTGCTGATGCAGGTGCAGCATCTGGTGCAATTACACAATTTGCTCAAGCATTGGGTTCAGGTGCATTACGTGGTGATGAATTCAATAGTATTGTTGAAGCAACTGCTGGTGAAATACTTCCTGTATTGGCAAAAGAGTTAGGTGTTAGTAGAGGTGAAGTTCGAGAACTAGCAGCAGATGGTCAAATCACTGGTGAAATACTTTTAAATGCATTAGGTGCCGCAGCAGATGAAGTTGGCAGCAGAGTTGGACAAATGAGTGTTACCATTGGTGGTGCACTGGTTTATTTGAAAAACGAATTCTTAACATTAGGTACAGAAGGCACTCCAGTATTTGATGCTATTGCACAAGGTATTATTCTTGTTGCTGATAATCTTGATATTGTAGTGGTAGCAGCAGGAGCATTTTTTACAATGTTTGCAGTATCAAAAATTGCTGCAATTACTGGTGAATTCATAACATTAGCAGCAGGAGCAACTAAATTCTTAGCAGCAATGGCTCCAACTATTATTGCAGGTATAGGTACAGCAATTGCCACATTGAAAAATGGTATAATTGCCTTAAATGCAACAATGTTAACCAACCCAATTGCTATTGCTATCGCTGCAATCAGTGCCGCAGTATTGCTATTGATTACACATTGGGAAGACATGGGCAATATTGCTTCAGCTGTTTGGGATAGCATTTATGTTGCCGGACTTAAAACTGAAAAATGGTTCCTTGAATTTGCACAAAATACCATAAATGGTGTACTGGAAGCAATCAGTGATTTTGGTATTCAAACCGTAGGTTTCTTAAAAGCTATTGCAGCCGCGGCAGCTGATCCATTGAATGCATTTGATGCATTTAAACGTGTAATGGATGAAACACGTCAAAAGGTAGAAGAAAATACCGTTAACGTAGCTGACTTTAGTGGTAAGATTGAAGAACTTGATGCTGAAATTCGAGCAGCTACCAACAGCACAGATAATAATACAGATGCATTAAGTGATAATGAAAATCAAACAGATTCATTAACAAATTCAACTGATGATTTAACAGGTGCAGTTAAAACCAACACAGATAAAGTAGAAGACAATGAAAGTGCAACCGCAGCATTAAGACGTAGCCAACAAGATTTAGAACGTCAAACCAAAGCTGTAGAAGGTGCATTTGCTGATTATAGTAAAGAATTAGAA